CAACATAATCTGAGTCTGCTGAGTTTTTGAACGACAGATCCCAACTCTGGAGCCACTCGCCCTTGAGATAGGCCTCCTGTGGGAGCTGGCGATAGAATCGGAACCATTCTCTTTTGACGAGCGAGCCCTCCAGCGGAGCTGGGCGCTGCTGATACAGGCCCGCCCATACTTTCGATCCGACAGATAGGCGGATGCTCTCGCATTCCTTGATGGAGTATTTCTCCGGCCAGAGCGGATCTCCGATCTTTCTCGGGTCCAACTTGGACAGAACGGGATGGAAAAACTCCTCGTAGCCAGTGTTTTCCGACTCTCGGATCATGGGGAACGAAACGATCGTCCATTTCTCGCCCGTTTGCCGAGCATGGGCGATGATTCGGCCAGCGAGATCGTCCTCATGCCATCGGGTCATGATCAGGCAGATGCCCGCGTTTTTCTCGCGCCGTGTATAGAACGTCGACGTGTACCAATCCCAGTGTTTCTGCCTGACGGTGGGCGAGAGTGCCTCCTGCCAGTTCTTGATCGGGTCGTCGATGATGCCGAAGTTGAACCCCATGCCCGTGATCCCTGAGCCGATGCCTGCGGATCGATAGAACCCGGAGTGGCCGACGATCTCGAAAATGTTATTGTTTCGCAGCCAGCTGCCCGTGACGTGCGTTCGCACGTTCTCCCCGGAGAGGGTGGTATCTGGGAACACCATGCGATAGGCATCCGTATCGATGATCCTCTGCACATCCCGGTTGGCTGCCGATGCCAGGCTGTCCGAGTAGCTCGTGGCGATGATCTGGCATTTCGGATTCCTCCCGAGCGATGAGGCGGGGAACCTGCGGCTCACAGCCTCTGTTTTTCCGACGCGGGGAGGCATGAACAGCATGAGGTTTGTGATCTCCCTGGCGTAGAACATATCCATGGCCTGCGACATGAGCACATGGTGCCAGTTCATCTCGTAATCGCGCTTTGTCCATTTGCAGAAGCTGAGGAGATCCTGCGAGGCCTCCTGTATCAGATGCGTCTCGAGTACGGCCGAGCCCTCCCGCTCCTGATAGTTATTCAGCTTGTGGATCGCCATCGTCCGAGTCCTCCTGCTTGAGCTGGTTTTCCACATCGATTGTAGGCTGCATGAGCTTCAGCTTAGCGGCCTGAATCTGCGAGTACATGGAGAGATACTGCTCGATCTTCTGCACTCGCTGCTCTCTGTTGAGCTGCGTCACGGCGAGCGGCTTGCCATCCTTCCCCGTCAGCTCGATGCGATCGACCTCGCGCCACTTCTCCTGCGTCTTCATCCAGAACATCATCATCTGCGGGTTGGGCGGAATGTCGACCTCGACTGTTTTCTCGACCACCTTTTTGATGTATCGCCCGAGCTTCTCGCTGAACACCTCGGCTTCCTCTGCCACCTTTTTCGTCGTTCTGTATCCGAAGGCAACCTGATAGGCCGTCATGTACGCTTTTGCCGATCCCTTCGATCTGCCGTTTTGTATAGCCTGCTTGAGCTGCCTGTTGGAGCGCGCCCATTTCTCGAACGTATCCTTCGAAACGCCAACGATATTCGCTATTTGCTCCATGGGCATTCTGTACTGGCACATGGCCTCGATCATCTTGATTTGTTCGTCGGTTAGGTTCTTTTTACGTGGCATTTTGGTTCAAAACCTTTCCGCAAACGGTACAGAGCAGGGGTTTTTCTGGACCTGTGGGTCTGTTTGGGTACCATTCCCGATCGGCGATGCGCGAGTTGATCTTGATCCCGGCCTTTGTGTTGATGATGGCCTTTGATATGTATCCGGCCTTCACTGCCTTTTGAACGGCGGTGTGGGAGACAGAGCGGTGTCTGGCATAGGCGCGGAGGGACATGATCATCCGAGTACGTTCCAGAAAAGGATCCTTCCGGTTCCCATCCGCTGCATGAGCTCCCAGGCTTTTCTGTCATAGTTTGGGCAGCTGGGGAATGGGGCGGAGGCCTTTGTTTCCTGTTGAAACTGATACTTGCACTCATGGAGGGTGACGTTGGATCGGAACGGTTGTTTTTGGTTTCGGCTTTTGAGGCCGACGATGACGCCGTGGATTTTTGAGTCTGGGAACGCTTCGGATAGGCATCGCGCGATCATTCCAGAGCCTGTGGCGCACCAGACTTCGTCCACTTTCCCGACGGTATGGCGAACGGATCTCATGTAGTCGACAAACGGGCCGCAGGCCTGTGGTATATCGAAGCCGAGCGGGAGGAAGAGGGCGCCGTTATCCTGGGCATACTGTCTGGCTTTTGCCTGGACGTTGGCCATGTAGCCGAACGGCACTTGATGAATGATGGCTCCGTTGGCCTGTGCAAGGAGCTGGCGTTTGTGGAGCTGGGCTCGCTTTGCGTAGAACAGAGTGATTTTGACGCCCTTTTTCTTACCCCAGACGGACAGGGCATAGGGTGCGCCTCCGCAGAACGGGCCACCGAACACGATTTCTTTAGCATCGCCGACGAGATGCGGGAGGAAGCGGATCTTTGACCCGCCCTCGCAGAGGTCTTCTCGAACGACGGTGATGCCGTTATGGTTTTCGATCTGAGGCGGGAGCTGCCACCATTCTTTTTCAGACACGGAGGGCCTCGCGCAGCTGGGGAGTGGAAAACGCATCGATCACCAGATGGATTCTCTCCTCCGGTGATTGATTCACAACGCTGTGCGGCTTTCTGGTGTCGAGATAGTGGAGGCCGCGAGCGTGGAGATGTTTTTCCGTGAGCGATCCGTCGAGGTTCCAGGACTTGAACAGGCAGCCGGGGTGGGTTTTTAACGGGATGTGGAGCCGCATGAGCTTTCCCTCTGCTGTTCCTGCCTCTGGGTCCGTAATATCGGCATGTCGGGATAGTTCCCCGCCTCCATCGGCGAGGCGCATGAGATCCAGGAGTGCGAGGATTTACTCATCGCCCTGGCAGATCATACCGACGATGATTTTCTTTTCAAAGTCAACCGATGGAAGCTCGACATCGCCGAGAGCCGAGGCCCTCGCCATGCGATCCAATGGGGACTGCTATCCCAAAGTGTAGAGCCTAAATCCAACCGCAATAAGCGAGGTGTACAGTGAAAAAGAGGAGATCGCGGAAGCCAGCCAACATCAGAAAGAAATCGGCGAGCATCTACGAGATTAAACTAACGCGCATCGGAGGCCAGTCCAAAAAGATTCGCATCGAGGCAAAAACCAAAGAAGACGCGATGGTAGAGCTCGCGGAATGTTTCGGCGGAATATTGATCCATTCAATCAGAAGGAGAGGCGCAAAGTGATAAAGAAAACCCCACCCATGAGGCAGATCAATGCGGAAAAACTGCGAAACGATTTCCAACAGATAACTCTGGAACTCAGACGGGCAAGAAAAGCGATGGCGCAGAACGAGCGGGAGTGGAAAAAGATGGAGGACTTTGTTGCGGCCTCGCTCAATGAAACCAACCGAGCGAAGTTTCTGGCCTATGATCAGGATCTGCGGCGGGGAATCATACTGGAGATGATTGACCACGGCGTTCTCAAGTTTGTAATCAAACGGGCGATGCCATCAGAGTGAAAGGAAAACCCATGCGACAGAAGAAGATCTCGGACTATCTCGAAAAAAAACCAGCCGACATCATGATTCCATCTAGGATCAAAAAGGAAACCCTGGCCAGAGCGCAGGAATCTGCGAAACGGCTCGGAGTTTCCCTCAGAACCTTCATCGAGGGATCGATCCTCATGGCTTGCGATCAAGCTGATCGGCAGCCCTCTGCCGAACGATAACGCGAACGTACTCCTGGCCCACGGGAGCTGGCATCTGATCAACAAACCACGGGCCAGTTATCGCCCATGTGTCGTTATCGATGATCCCCGGCCAGAGGATCTCTCTCTCATTCTTTTTCAGCCCTTGTTTTTTATCACGGCGAGTGATCAGCCCATCCACAATGGGCTTCATTGATCCCACCAGTCCATCATAATCCAAAGTTCTCGGAGCGTAGCGGATCAGCGAGAGATGCACGAGCGTGAGCGGCTCCTGCGGCTCGTATCCGCGCGCTGTGAGGTACACGATCTGCTTCCAGTTCACCGCGTTTTTGTGGCGAACGAAACGATTCGATGAGTATATCTCGTTCGGAGTCTTCGGAACTCCTGGGAGGAGCAGCTCCAGCCAATAAAGCCCGGTTTCAGTTAACCCCGCGCGCGCAAACGGCCTGTCAATCTTTTGATGCTGCATGATCGATCGCCTTTTCGTACAGATGTTGGAACCATTTACTGTTCGGCTGAGGGCCGTAGTAGGCCTCAATCTTGCGCCAGTATTTTTGTGCAGCCTTTTTTCGCAGATACTCCAGAGACACAATGTAGTTCAACCAATCCGCAGCTGCTCCATCTGTCCACTCGAACTTGAACAAGCGGCCCTTCATTCTGTTGTCATCGCTCCAGCGAACGGGGATCAAAAACAGCAGAGACTGAACCCATGTGAAAAAGCGAAACAGCCAGAGTTTTTTATACGCGAGCGCGATGAGAGCAGGGCTCGCGATATGACCAGGAGCAACCTGCCATGTCGATCTGATTCTGTTTCTAATGATCTCAGCCAGGCCAACGGCTCTCGGATCTGGATGGAGATCCAGAGCCATGAGCATCGGCAGAACCATGTCGCTCGTAGCGTCAGGCTCCCTCCAGTTGTCGCCAGATCCAGGAGCGCTTTCTGGCGCTGTCGGATGCCTCAGAAAGCCCGTGGCTGTGATCAGATGCTCAAACGAGGAAACGGGCACGCTGCCTGCCAGGATGCTCATCCGAGCCGTCTCATGCGCGCTGTCGCCTATGTCCGCAGGCCAGCCATCCCTCTCCATCACGACGAGGCCAAACTCATCGACCTTCATTTTTTCTTACCTGTGGCTGGTTTCGGTTTTGCGATCACAGGATTAACGAGATGAACAAACACCGGCTTTTTCTGATCAAACTCTGCGGGTTTGTAGTTTTTCACCACATCCCGATAGACGGCGATTGCTTCTTTCGCAGCGTTCAGCTCCGATTCCATCTTTGCCATCGAGTCCTCGATCTCCGCCATGTCGCTGTTTTTGATCATCGAGCGATCGAGCCGAGCTACCGCGCTCTCCAGATCCGAGAGCCGCGACATCAGAGCCGTGTTTGCGTTATCCTCAGATCGAACAAAGATAAAAACCGAACCGATGAGAGCGATCACCGCGATCGCTGCCAGAACCACCATTCCCATACTTCTCCCCTTCTGCACAAAATGCCTCCTGTTTCCCATTGTTCGAGCCTAGATCAGATGGGCTGTCAAGGATGCAATGCGATCAAGCAGAGCAGAAAAACAAAAGAACGTGGCCAACGAAGTACAAAACCATGATTAGCATGAGCGAGTGCATGGCCCACTTCGATCCCGATTCATCCTCCATGCTGATCCGCCTCGGAGTGGAGCGTGGACCAATCCCAGAAAAGAAAACGCCCATCGAACTCGATATGGACGCCATCATCGCCAGCGAAAAGAGTAGCTCCTGGCCACTCCCAGGCGATGCAGAGTGCAGCCTCATCGAGCAACACACGCTCCATGTATGGTTTTCCCATCGCGCGTGCCTGTGCCATGATCTCGCACGTTCGTTTCGTCATCGCTGGCATGAAGCTCCTGCGCCTTTGCTCTCTCGGCGAGTTCAAAAACGCAGCCATCTCTGCCTTCAGCATCTCCAGCTCATCGCCCTCTGCTGGTTTGAACGGATTTTCTCGCGACATGATCCGAAACGGCTGAGAGTATGGTGATTTTTTTTCCTCTGGCTTGGCCCAGACAATCTTCAGGCCGAACGCATAGACGACAATCTCTGTTTCGAAGAACAAAACCTCGGAGGATCGATCCAGTTCTTTGGCTACGACTCTCTGGATCTGTTTTTTCATATCCGAGACATCGGCAAATCCCGTGGCCTCTATCCGCCAGTAATCTGCGGCCAGCTTCTCAGCGATCGGCGCTCGGATTGTAGTATGCTCTAGGGCTGTTTTTCCTAAGTTGTTCGCGAACTGACGAAACGGATTTTTCGAATCTTTGCTCATCATAGAACTGCACCTCTCTGAGCCTTAGCCTGCGCGGATCGTAATCCATTTGGATTTTCCCGCGTTTCCCGTATCTGTTTTTGATCGCCTCGATGAGATAAAGAGGCACATCGCTGTCCTCATCCTGATAGAATCGAAACACCGTGGTAGCAACAAACTTCGCACGCTTCGAGCTGGAGATGTCCCCACTATCTCCCTCTTGCGCGAGCAGCATGATGTAGCACTGCAGTTCCTTAGCCAGATCCTCGAAGAATTTCGTTGCCTTTTGAACCTGGCGCCACTCGTCCTCTGATCCATCGAGATCAATTTTCTGGTCGTAATCGATGATGACGAAATCCAAACCAGTTCTTTTTTTTCTGAGAACGCACTCCGCTTTGATTTCCCCTAGGCTCATCGAGCGCCCAGTTGAGAAATGGAAATCCTTCGAGATCAATCTTGCCTGGATCTCATCGATGGCCTCCTGAAACCTCTCGGGGTTCTCCAGGAGATGAGCGTAATCGATGCCGCCCTCGGCACAGATCGCACGCTCAACAAAGTCCTGCTGGCTCATTTCCATGTTTATGTATAGCACCGACATCGATCGGCAGGCTGCGAGCCCTAGATTAACCATCGCAGTTGTTTTTCCAAACCCGCTTCGAGCGATGAACAGAGCAAATCTCTCTGGGTTAAA